GGCCCGAGTATCCTATGAAAGGGAGACTACAAATGTCATGGGTCAAGAGTATAAGACCCATGACCTCATGTAGAATCTCCTCAACGGGTTAGTTAACCCGCCTCCCACCGTTTACACGGCAGAAGCCCACCGCAGTTTGATCTTGACGACATGCGGGCGTCCAGCACGCCTTAAGTGTCTCTCGTCAGCTGACGGTTCTTCACCGCGCTTAAGAAAGAACTTAAGCAAGGCACCGTGACCATCCAATTCATCGGATGGGGGAACGGCGGATATGACATAGCCCTTGACAATTGGGCTATGCAGAAACTCGTCATCCCTCTTGGAATTGTATCCCAAGAAAGAATGACGACCTAACACAGGGGATGATGGCAGTACATGCGGAAAGTGACGAATCACCTTCGTAATGTACTCATCAAGCCATTTCACCGTTTCCCAGTAACCAGCAAAATAAAGCTGATTACGAAGAGAAACAATAGAAATGACCTCTGTGGCATGCTGCCGTTGTGTCGGGAACAACTGCCTGACGCGGACAACACTAACGTCCTCGCCAGAGTAGTAATCCCTTCCGCAAGACTCTCTGAACCCTCCGGTCCAGAAAGACTTGCCCGTGTTAACTCGAAACCCAAAAGTTTCAAGTTCACGGACAACGGACTGCACATATTCTACAGGGATGATTATATCATCTCCGTAGACACGCACCTGCCCCATAAACCGTTTAACGGTTTTTGGGTCAAGGGGCACGTTGAGCTCTCGCTCGATCCCAATAAAGATGATGGTTAAGAAAACCATCGCCTCAATGGGAAAGGTTAGAGCTGAACCCATAGACGCGAACTTGGCAAGGCGAATTAAGCCTTGACCAGGTACATCAGCCTTCCGTGATCTGGAGGCGTCGATTGCCGCATGCAAATAGCGGAAATTCGACACCAGGTCACGTACGAGCTGATTTGAGACCCTATCGGATGCCTCACTCAAATCGAGTGTGGCAAGACTCCCGTCAAGGGAGCCTTTCTTTGCCATCTCCTGATTAGGGATTTGGTCATCGAACCCGAGGAATCGATACAGGGAGTCAAACCTGTACCGGCCTCTACGATCTCTCGATCGTAGAGTTTCCAGAAATAGCTCAAGAACACCCTGCTGTGCATATTGCATAGCAGTAGGCTCTATCGCTATAACTCTTGGGGTCTTTTGCGTCTTAGGTACCGGAATAACCCTTACGGGTATTTCGGCACCGGGTTCGAGGTGGTCCACATCGAGATATTGGTCAAAGTATGACCAATTAGGAATGAGAAATTCCCCAGCGGGGAAGATCTCTTCCAATCGATCAGTCCAAGTGCTAAGCAGGTATTTTGAGTTTCCACTCAATCTATCTGCTGTCGCTCCTGGGCCGTGTTTAGGACGCACGTCACCGGCATAGAATTTATTTTCCATGTCGGAGAACAAACGCCTAAACAGCAGGTCGGAAACGCGTTTGAAATCAGCTCTATTGAGTTGACTTCTTGACGAATCCGATATACGGACCTCCTGCTCACACTCGACATAGTCGCGCATAGCGCCCCTCGTCCTTGCATCACTGCAAGGAAGAAGGATCTTGCTGTACATCAATGTTAATTGACGTATAGCACGAATTGCATCTATGCACGGCTCATCGAGCAACGTGCCACTAGCACGGTCGAACACACGATCGAGGAAACCTCCAAGAAATTGGGGGAGACCTGCTCTCCAGGTAAAACCCTGGAAGAGATCGCGATCGACCCGTCCTCGTTCAAGACCTTTTTGGAGGTCTTTTCCGAATTCGGGTAGGGTTATCGTGAGAGATGATAACCCCTCATGTTCGCACCGACGCTGGACTGTTTTGCAGTCCAGGGTGGCGCTAGTGCAACAGATGTTAGCACACTCGTGTGCTAACTTTTTCCAGAGCAACATCAGGCTTTTCAAAGCCCCTCCTTAAATAGAGGTGGTCTTTCCTTAGCCAGGTGTTTACGTGAGCCAGATTGGAAGGGGGCTTCATGCCACCCTTCCAACTGACACGGCCATCAATCTCAATCGATCCTGAGGATAAAATCCTCAGGGCCAACGAGATATTGACCTGACGAGCCTGAAGGCCGCCACGGCAAGGACAAGGACAAATTCAATTGTCTTCTTATCCGTGCTACGACGACCATAGACTCGTTTGACTGATTCCCGAGCTCCTGGAAGAGTCGGCTTTGCCATTTTTGGCTCAGCTTTCTCCACCAAGTAGCTTAGTAATCAGCAGGTCCGAAGAGGCTGAAAACTGGGTTTTAAATCCAGTATAGACAGCCAAGGCCTCCGCATTCGTGTATCCGACGATTGGAAGGTCAAAGACGATGTAATTTGACATCGACACTTTGACATTCTGCGCCGGAATATACGGATCAGAGGTCACCTTCGAATGGTCAACCCGAAGGACCCGTCTTGTCCGCCGTCCGTAAACGGAAGAGGCTGACAGGTCGATCAGACCATCCGCACTCGTGTACTGCCCCTCATTCTTCCCAGTACTTGTTTTGGGAAGGGGAGTGGTAACACCCGAGATTGTGATGGTTTGTGGGTCGGCAAACGCCATTGGCGTGCTCCTTTGCTGTGAACATCATGTTCACATGGTGGTTAGTAGTACAACTACTAACTGCTCCGGCTTAAGCCGAGAGCAGCAGCAATGGAGAGCTGGAACGCAGACAAACCGTTCCAATCGACTCCAAATCCGAAGGGGTTAGCCTGTATCCTCTTCTTGGTCTCTGTAACGAGAACCAAGGGGGGTACAGTCATGTCGAGCTTACCGGTAATACCGGAGGGCCCAACATGGCTATAGGTATGTTTCACGATGGTATGTTCCATCATGTACCCATAGCGCATAACCAGACCATTGGCAGCGAACGCGTTGAGATTATGCAAATAATCTCCCGTGTTCGTAAACCAATCGATGGCCCAGCTCCAGGGGGTGAGGTTCCAGAGTGTTTCTGGAGAGAGAGGTGATCCTAGAAGCTTTTCAGCTTCTTGCGCAGCCCTACCAATCGCCAACCGACTGTCTGAATCGGAAGGCAAGTGATAGGTAAACGCACCGGAAAACCATCTCTCGCGGAAGGTCTCCACCTTCCGGACCACATTACCCCTATGACTCGAGTCATCTATAGCATTACTGGTGCCTGCGGCATAGCCGAGGCCCACGTTGGTGCTATAGATGCTTTCACTCGATTCATATACAGATGGGAAATTGTATTTCCTGCGGACTACCTTTCCGGAGTCACGTTCATACTGCGAAATAACAGAATGCGCGTGACTGGCAGCCTTACTTAACGAAGTAAGGTCGCTAACGAAAGGTAGCCATCCAAAAGAAAGGTTGAGGAATTCCTCGCCCGCCAACTTGGCGGCCTTTATTCTGGATTCCAACACTCGTGTTAGAGGCAAATAGGGCAAACCGTCCCTATAAGTCTCGCCCACGGCTGTGGACAGGTCAGACAATGAGTTAGTCGGCTCGCATCTAGCGATCGCTGTTGTTCCCAAAACCCGCAGAGCGGAATCCGTACTGGATCCGTCTGCAGGGAATGGCAGTCGACCGTTATTTACGCCGCCGATTGCGTCCGATACCCTAAAAGGACCAGTATACGAAAAGTATATCTGATTCCCAAAGGGATGCTTGGTTGCAGTATCAAAGTGGAAGGGATTTCCCTCCACGTACTGCTTGGTCGTATAAAACGGACCACCAAGATCACCGGTCAACCCACTT